AAAAAATCCACGCTATTACCATACCGCTGTACATAAAAACATAACCCGCGACCGCTTCATCCGCTCGGTTAATCCGATTGTGGCAGAGAAGATGCGCGCCATCCTGGAAGAGCTGAAACGTAAGGAGAGTGGCCGTGGGTAACGTATCCAATTTAGCCGAAGCCAGAGAGGCCAGAAGGCTCCAGAAACCGCGCACGAATGACGGTAAGGGGTTTGCCTTGCTGCACCGTAAAATTATGGATGTGCCGTTCTACAAGGACGCTGAGGCGGCTCATTTATGGGTTCACCTGCTCCTGCGCGCCAATCACGAACAGACACTGGTATCCACTGATGTTGGCGATGTGATCTGCGAACGCGGAGAGTTCATCACTGGGCGCAACACGCTGGCAATGGAAACGGGTTTGACCGCTGATCGCGTTAAATCACTTCTCCGTAAATTCCAGAATCTGGGCATGATCACCACCAAATCGAACAACCGTTTTACTGTTCTAAAAGTGGTCAAATATGACGAATATCAGTCAAATTTTTGTCCAGCCGATGTCCAGCCGGTGTCCAGCGCAAACGCAGTTATATCAATGCCTGTTGAGGTGGAGTGTCCAGCCGATGTCCAGCCAGTGTCCACAGATAACAATATATTAAATAACTTACTACCTAACGGTAGTAAGTATGTCGCAAATGACCAGAAACCCGCTGAAGAGAAAAAGTCCCGTTTGTCATGCGATGAAGTATGGCAATGCCTGAAAGACGAACTGCCTGAAGCCCGGGGATGGAGATGCCTCACTGATGAGCGACGCAATCTGATCCGCACCTTCTGGGGTAAGGCTAACAAGATTGCCCGCAACCTGGACGGCAAGCCGATGGATATGGACGGTTTCAGAAGTTATCTGCGCTACATCGCTCAGAACTGCCGCTGGATGCTTGAAGACAGACCAGACCAGAAATCCGGGAAGACCTGGCGCCGCATGAAATTCGATAAGTTCCTGACCGAAAAGCTCTACATCGAAGTGCGCGAGGGGGATCGTGATGACCGCTGAATTTATGGCTGTACCACAAAACCTCGAAGCAGAGCAGAGCGTTATCGGTGGCCTGCTGCTGGATGATGACAACAGCGAGCGAGTCCAGAAGGTTCTGGCGATGCTAAAGCCTGAGTCGTTCTATAGCCGACCTCACCAGCTGATCTTTGCCGAGATGCGCCAGATGTTCCGCGACAACAAGCCAGTCGATGGTCTGACATTGTTCGACGCGCTTGAAGGCAAAGGGCTCGCGGAGCAGGTAGGTGGCTTTGCTTACCTTGCAGAGATCGCCAAGAACACTCCCAGCGCTGCAAACATCGTGGCTTACGCAGCATCGGTCCGGGAAGCCGCAATGGAGCGCTACGGTATCAACCGCCTGACCGAAGCTACTGAGCTGCTGTATTCCCGCAACGGCATGAGCGCTACGCAGAAGTACGAGGCCATTCAGGGGATTTTCACCCAGCTCGCAGACCATTCAAAAACCGGAAGTCGCCGTGGGTTGCGGTCGTTCGGGGATGTTATGGATGACTGGGTAGCGGATCTGGAGAAACGATTTGACCCCTCAGGCGAACAGCGCGGCATGAGTACAGGTATCCCATCCCTCGACAGACTGCTGGCGCCGAAAGGTCTGGTTAAAGGCTCTCTGTTCGTGATTGGCGCAAGGCCAAAGATGGGCAAGACAACCCTGTATGGGCAGATGGCTATCAACTGCGCGGTCCGTGCGAAAAAGCCAGCGCTGATGTTCAGCCTCGAAATGCCGAGCGACCAGATCCTCGAAAAACTGGTTGGTCAGAAGTCCGGCGTAAATCCGAGCATTTTTTACATGCCCGCCACGGATGACGCCGATGATCAGTACCAGGGAGACTACGACGGCGACTTTAAGAAGGCGATCGCTACAGCCGGCAGACTGAGTGAAATCGACATGCTGTACATCGACGACACTCCTGGCCTGTCACTGGCGCATATCGTTACCGAATGCCGTCGAATTAAGCGCGAGAAAGGCTGCGTAGGCATGGTTCTGGTTGACTACTTGACGCTGATGACCGCCGAAAAAGCAGACCGTAATGACCTGGCCTACGGGATGATCACCAAAGGGTTGAAGAACCTCGCCAAAGAGCTTGGCTGCGTCGTCGTGCTGCTGACCCAGCTGAACCGAGAACTGGAGAAGCGAGTGAATAAACGCCCGTTACCGAGCGATTCCCGCGACACAGGACAGATTGAGCAGGACTGCGACTACTGGGTTGGTATCCACCGGGAAGGTGCTTTCGATGACAGCGTGCCGCCTGGCGAAACGGAGTTAATCCTGCGACTCAACCGCCATGGCAGTACCGGCACGGTGTATTGCAATCAGATCAACGGTGCAATTTACGACACAGACCAGCAGGCCGCCTACGCAGAACGCCGCGGGCGCGAGCAGCAGCCGAAAAAGAAAGGGGGCTTCTGATGAAAGGCAAACAGGCAATTCTGCGTTATCTCGAAACGCACCGGACCTTCACCGCGAAGGATGTGTCCACAGAGTGCGGCATGACCATCAACTGCATCACGAAGAACGCTATCGATCTGGAGCGGGCCCGGAAGATTGTGCGCGTGAGCAAGGTCTGGCGAACGGTGACTTATCGCCTGGCGACGCCGGAAGAGCAGGACGGCACCGCGCGCAGTTGCACCAATGGAATATTTCAGGAGTGCCGGAACAGTCCGGCGATGAGAAGGGTATTGATGGTTTGGGGGAGGGTAGGGGTATGAAACAGAAATTTATCGAGTGGTTTACCAAGAACAACAACGGCTGCTCGCCAGCGATGGAAGACGACAGAAGCTTTGTGTACGAGATGACGCAGCACATGTTCGAAGCGTACCAGGCTGGCGTGGCTGAAGGTGAAGCCAAGTGCGCGGCGCTGGCATCGATCGAAGCGGAGCCTGTGGCGTGGCTACTGTCAGGCGGCGGCGCTAAAAACCACGTCAGCTTCGATAGTGGCAATGCTTACGCCGATCCGCTGCGCGAAGTGACGCCACTCTACGCAGCACCACAGTTGCCGCAGCCAGCGGTGCCGGAAACAGTGCCTGAATCTCTGAAAGACAAGTTACTCACTATTTGTGACCTCGTTGAAGATAACGACGAGTACTGCCAGGACATATGGAACGCCTGCCGCGCCGACATGCTTCAGGGTGCAGATGGTACCCTCACCAATGAAGGTACCATACCAGTCACGCAATTTAATCCGGTAGCAGATCTGTACGGCTTAACCTCACCAACTGGCGGTGAAACATCGTTCACTTTCGACGCTGTTGAAGCTCGCGATTTTATTGATGGCGGGTGGTCATGTCAGGAGTACGTGGAGCTTGAACGCTTTCAGGAAGCGATAACCAACCATACCGAGGATAAGCTCGCTATGGTTGACCATTCCGGTGACTCCAACAATATGGTTGAACCTGTAACGACGGCTAATAAGTTGCCAGATGATTTCGACTTCGATCGCTTTAACGATGTCGTGTGGCTGGAGGCTGTGGCAAGCAATCCGCACATGCATTCACCAACCACATCGACCATCGCTATGGTGGCCTTGGAGCTGAACAAGAGGTTATCCGGTGGCAACTCTCCGGTGATTCCGGATGGTTGGGTGCTGGTGCCAGTTGAGCCGACTATGTCGCAAGAATTCGCAGGGTACAGAACGCTCACTGATACAGGGAAAATGTCACGCCTAATGAAAACAAGGCTGTCAAACATCTATCGCGCGATGATTGCAGCATCACCGCAGCAGGAGGCATGATGTACGACAATTACACCATCAACCGCTGCGACGCCATGGAGTGGCTTGCAGAGCATTACCCAACCTTCCCGGACAGGATGCCAGATGTGCCGCTTAAGGCCGACTGGTGTAGCGCCAGCCTGTTCAGAGGGTGGAGTTTCGTTATCTTTCTCGATGGTTCACTGGTCTTTGCTGACTGCCTGTCACCTCCCATCCGGGCAGAAGACATGGCTGGCTTCAAACTGCCTGAGTTGACATAGCTACCATACAAGCGATATGGGAATCCCCATATCGACCCGCCCAGGGCCTCTTCGGAGGCCTTTCTCTTTAGTTGATTTTGTTGAATCAACCGTCCATACTTTCTTTGCTGACGGCCTGAACACCCGTCAGTGACTTCTGCGCATTTGATGGGGACATTAAATGCGAACACAATCTGAACTCCTCACCTTGTCACAGATGCTTAGCGGCACCTGCGATTCTCTGCTTTCTGCGGTTTCCGTTAAGGAGACCGTATGACTATTCCAGTAGACGGCATCAAACTCCATCGCGGTAACTTCGCGTCCATCGGCCAGCAGATTCAGCCGTTGCTGGATGCTGGGCAATGCTTCCGCCTTCAGGTCAAGCCGTGGCGCGAGAAGCGCAGCCTGTCGCAGAACGCGCTCAGCCACATGTGGTACACGGAAATCAGCGAGTACCTCGTCGCCCGCGGCAAGACATTCGCTACGCCTGAGTGGGTTAAAGACGCGATGAAGCACACCTATCTCGGCTACGAAAGCAAAGACCGGGTGGATGTCGTGTCCGGAGAGGTCACGACCGTGCAGTCACTCCGCCATACGTCAGAGCTGGAAACCGGCGAGATGTACATTTTCCTGTGCAAAGTCGAAGCCTGGGCGATGAACATCGGCTGCCACCTGACTATTCCGCAGAGCTGTGAATACCAGCAGCTGCGCGATAAGCAGGAGGCCTGATGTCTACTCCACTTTCCCGCGTCATCACAAACGAAATCTTCCGCGTTCCGGCGCGCCGCCAGCGTAAGCCAGCGGTTAAGCCGTCCGACGTCCCGACCCTGAAAGACTACACCGCCCGCCTGGTGGATCAGAAATGGCTGCGCCTCGCAGCGAGGAGAAAATCCGCATGAGCATGTATCAACGCATTCATGGCGCTAACTGGCGCAATATCTTCGTCGTCGGGGATCTGCATGGGTGCTACACGCTGCTGATGAATGAGCTCGAAAAAGTTTCTTTCGACCCGGAGCATGATTTGCTGATCTCTGTTGGTGACCTTGTTGACCGCGGCGCGGAAAACGTCGAGTGCCTGGAGCTGATTACTATGCCGTGGTTCCGGGCTGTGCGCGGAAACCATGAGCAGATGATGATTGATGGATTGTCTGAGTATGGAAACGTTAACCACTGGCTGGTGAATGGTGGCGGTTGGTTCTTCAATCTCGACTATGACAAAGAGGTGCTAGCGAAGGCTCTGGTTCACAAAGCAATTGAGTTACCACTCATCATCGAGTTGGTTACCTCCGATCGAAAAATAGTCATCTGTCACGCTGACTACCCGCACAACGAATATGAATTTGATAAGCCAGTGCCGAAAGAAATGGTCATCTGGAATCGTGAGCGGGTTAGCGACGCTCAGGACGGAATTGTCTCGGCAATAGCCGGTGCTGATCTGTTTATCTTCGGACACACCCCAGCGCGCCAGCCCCTGAAATATGCCAACCAGATGTACATCGACACCGGTGCCGTGTTCTGCGGAAACCTCACACTGGTACAGGTTCAAGGTGGTGCCCATGCGTAAACCATCCCACCGTAAGTGCAAAGTATGCGGTGAATACTTCGTGCCGAAATTCCATGACATCCGGATCCGCTGGTGCTGTCCGGAGCACGGCGCAATCCTCGCGATGGAAGAACGTGAAAAGGAGAAGGTGAAAGCCGCGGCCAAGCGCATCAAGGAGCAGAAAGAGGCAGAGAAGGCCGGGCGCAAACGCCGCAAGGAACGCCTGGCAGAGCTACGGCCTGCCGGTTACTACAAGGCGCAGGCTCAGCAAGCATTCAACGCCTACATCCGCGCGCGTGATGCTGGTTTGCCATGCATCAGCTGCGGAGAGACCAATCCGCCTGATCTGCATGGCGGTCAGTGGGACTGCGGCCACTTCAAAACGGTCGGCGCTAACCCTGAATTGCGCTTTGAAGAGCGCAACGCCCATAAGCAGTGCAAATCCTGTAATGCCGGAGCCGGAAAGTACACCGCCAAGGAGGCGACAGTCGCGCAGCAATACGAAGCTGGCCTGGTTGCTCGTTACGGGCAGGATTACGTCGACTGGCTCAATGGCCCCCACGCAATGACCAACTACCGCCGGGAAGACTTCATCCGGATCCGGGATGAATACCGCGCCAAACTCAAAGCACTGAAACAGCGGGAGGCCGCATGAACCATACCGACTTCCTTCGTTACCAGGCAGAAAGCGTTAAGCGCGCCAGCATGCCGCCAGTAGCAAAGCACAGCCAGACCAAAACCAATCAGCCACATAAGGAAGCCGCATAATGAAACTGGAATTAACCAACGACCAGCATCAATGGGTAGACCAGTGGCTCCAGTTGTGGGGCGCATGGTGCCAGACCGGCAAGATTGATAAAGCGATGATCAACATGATTGCCAGATTCATGGCTACCGTCGAGCCCCAGCAAGCATCACGGCCGGTATGTAGTGATGATGACGGAATGCTCATTGATGCTGTCATTCGCCACTACCTGAAGAATGTGGATGAAAATGCCTGGCGGGTTATCTTCGCCTACTATGTCTGCAACTCCAGCGAGATCCGAATTGCATCATGGCAGCATGCAGTAAGTAAGCCTCGCCTTATGAAGACGCGTGGCGGAAATCAGTACAAACACCCAAGCATCTCGACAATCCGTAGAGAGGTGAAGCAAATCATCAATGCTTCATTGTTCTGTTTATACCAACCGCTTCAAAATGCGTTTAACGATCGCGAAAATGTGAGGAAAGTTGCAAATAAATCACACAACGTGCTTGCAATTTAATGAACAAATGAGCAAACTAATTCGTATATGTTGCCATTGTTGTGTGTAACATGAATAAATTCCAAGCCCCGCCATCGTGCGGGGCTTTTTCGTTTCAGGGCCGGAAGCTCATTTGGTATGAGCAGTCCCCTCATAAGGGAAGGGTAGACAGGTTCGAATCCTTCACGGCCCACCAAATTTGCCTGTAGCTCAGAGGAAAGAGCAGCCGCCTTCTAAGCGGTTGGTCGCTGGTTCGAATCCAGCCAGGCGAGCCAAACCCAGCCAGGGTATTTACGGCCAGAGAGCCGACATTGCCTTACCCTCATCTTCCCGGCCTGTCGCCGGGTTTTTTATTCAGGCCGCAGACAATCAATTCCAGATGCCACGTAGCAATCGTGTCTGACGGCCTTTCCCCACTACACAAACAGCACCCCGTTCTTTCGGAGGTGATATGGCTAAACGTATGCAAGATAAAGAAAGCATTGCCGGAGTGTCATGGTTGATAGTCCTTGCTCTGTCATGCTGGGGCGGCCTGGTCCGATACCTTATTGACGTTAAGCAGAACAAAGCCACCTGGAGCTGGATCAACGCGCTGGCGCAAATTGCAGTGTCCGGCTTTACCGGTCTTATTGGTGGCCTGATCAGCGTTGAAAGTGGGCTGAGCCTTTACATGATTCTGGTTACGTCGGGCATTAGCGGGGCGATGGGCTCCGTGGCGCTGACGTACTTCTGGGAACGCCTGACGGGGATGAAGAATGCAAACAATTAACCCTCAGCGCAAAGCGTTTCTCGACATGCTGGCATGGTCAGAAGGCACTGACAACGGACGGCAGCCGACCCAAAACCACGGTTACGACGTAATTGTTGGCGGATCGCTGTTTACTGATTACTCCGATCACCCGCGCAAACTGATTACGCTGAATCCGAGACTTAAATCTACTGCTGCGGGGCGCTATCAACTACTGGCGCGTTACTGGGATGCATATCGCAAGCAGCTTGGGCTGAATGATTTCTCTCCAGCTAACCAGGACGCTGTTGCTCTCCAGCAGATTAAAGAGCGCGGGGCGCTACCTCTGATCGACCGTGGCGACATTCGCCAGGCTATCGATCGTTGCAGCAATATCTGGGCATCACTTCCCGGCGCTGGTTACGGTCAGTTCGAACATAAAGTTGATGCTCTGATTGCAAAGTTCAAGGCTGCCGGAGGCAAAGTTAACGAGCCTGCATCATGAACACGGCCATCATCTCGTTGTTGAAAAAACTTTGGCTTCCAGTTGTCATCCTGTTTGTATTTGCCGTGCTGTCGTGGAAGGTGAATCACTACCGCGACAATGCCATCACCTACAAAGGCCAGCGCGACAAGGCGACGGTCAGGGCAGACACATCGGAAGCGATCACCAACAACGTGATCACCACGATGAACCTTATCCGTGACATCTCACAGGCTACCCAGAATGCAAAGAACGAACTGGCCCATAAAGGCGAGACGCGCATTGTCTACATCAGGCAGGCGCTTGAAGGCGATCCGTGCGCTAACCAGCTTGTTCCTTCTGCCGCTGCTGACAGCCTGCGGGAATACGCAGACAGTTTACGTTCCGGCGCCAGTGGTGCCGATAAGCGCTGACCTGACAGCAGACACACCGATCCCCGGAATGGGGGTCCCGTTCACGTGGCAGGCAAGTCTTGAGTTAAACGCTCAGCTCTATACGGCGCTTGGGCAGTGCAATCTGGATAAGGCCGCAATCCGCAAAATCGAATCCTCCCGACAAGGAAAGAATGCTCAACCCCAATAAGGCGGTGATCATCATCTTGCTGACGGGTAAGCCGTAAGTGGCTAAGCACTTCTGAGAAGCAGGGCAACAGCTGCGACAAGGCAAAGAGGTAATCATGTCCGACATCTACCAAATCACGCTAACCACCCAAACAGGCGAAACCTTCACGGGCAAGATGTCACGACGTCAGCCTGAGCTGGTAAACGGCTTCGTGCCGCTGGCGACCGAGACTGGCCAGTGGCTGTATTTCGCGCCTGCCGATGTGAAGCGCGTGGAGTTCACGCCAGTTCCTACCGAGGAAGAAACCAATGGCGATGTGCAGACTGTCAGTTGAAATCAAAATCAGGTGGTGGGTTCCTGTCTACCTCAGGACGCTGACCGTGTTCTGCTTAATGATGCGTTGCGAGCCTGATTACCAAAAGGTGAGAAACTTCCTCGTTAAGTATGGCATTAGCCAGAAGCTGAAGTATGAGCATGTAAATAAATAACGGAGTAACGAATGACCAAACCGGACTGGGAGGCCATCGAGACGGCGTACCGGGCCGGAGTGATGTCCCTCCGAGAAATAGCATCACAACACGGTATCAGCGAAGGCGCTATCCGTAAGCGCGCCAAGCGTGACGACTGGTCGCGTGACCTCAATGCGAAGATTCAGCAAAAGGCTGATGATCTGGTACGCAAACAGGAGGTACGCAAACAGGTACGCAACGAAAGCACTTTGACCGAACGCGTACTGATAGAGGCGACTGCCGAGGTAATTGCCACGGTACGCATGGAGCACCGGGGAGACATCCGCCGGGCTCGTGAACTGACCAATACGCTATTCGATGAACTTGGTGCGCAGTGCGCAGATGTAAGCGCGCTCGAGCAGTTGGGCGACATCATGTTTGACCCCGACGATAAAGGGCGGGACCGGCTCAATGAAATTTATCAGAAAGTGATCAGCCTGCCTTCCCGCGTTAAATCCATGAAAGACCTGAGCGACAGCCTGAAGACGCTGATCGGCCTCGAACGTGAGGCGTACAGCATCGAGAATAAGGCTGAAACGAAAGAGGTCACGCATAACGTCATGCTGGTGCCAACCAGTGACAGCGTGGACGACTGGGAAGCGGCAGCGAAGAAACAACAGGGCGGGGTGCTCGGTGGATGAATTACAAAGCTGTATGGAAGCCTCTGCCTGGATCGCAGTCTCTGGCTCTGAGCTGCCCGTGTAACGAAATCCTGTTCGAGGGTACTCGTGGTCCTGGTAAAACCGCTGCGCAGTTAGCCAGGTTCCGGCGCAATGTCGGCGTGGGATATGGCTCGTTCTGGCGCGGCGTCATCTTCGACACCGAATATAAGAACCTTGCCGACATCATCACTCAGTCGAAGCGTATGTTTCGCCTGTTCAACGACGGTGCACGCTATCTGTCATCTGCAAGCGAATTGCGATGGGTGTGGCCTACTGGCGAGGAGCTGCTCTTCCGCTTCGGCAAAGAGGCGGACGACTACTGGGATTTCCACGGGCAGGAATTCCCGTTCATTGGCTTTAACGAGCTGACGAAACAGCAGTCTCCAGAGTTCTACGAAATGATGTTCTCCTGCCGGCGCTCATCGTTCAGGCCGGAAAACTACCCGCTAGAGAATGGCAAGTTACTGAGGCCGATCCCGCTGGAGACGTTCAGCACGACCAACCCATTCGGCATCGGTCATACCTGGGTGAAGAAGCGCTTCATTGAGCCAGCGCCGCGCGGAACCGTGCAGCGCGACCGGCAGATGGTGTTCAACCCTCAGACAGAACGAGAAGAGGAAATCACGCTGACCCGCGTGGCCATCCACGGATCGTTCAAAGAGAACCCGTACCTCGACCCGCAGTACATCGCGACGCTGATGGCAATTAAAGACCCTAACCGACGCAAAGCGTGGGTGGAGGGCTCCTGGGATGTGACCAGCGGCGGGCGATTCGACCACCTGTGGAATGAATCGCTGCACGTCATTAAGCCATTCCGCATACCGGATAGTTGGACAGTTGACCGCTCCCATGACTGGGGTGAGTCGAAGCCGTTCTCAAATCTGTGGTGGGCTCAGGCTGATGGCACTGCCGCCGAACTGCCTGATGGTCGGCAGTTCTGCCCGCCGGCAAGGACGTTAATCCTGATCGGAGAATGGTATGGCTGCCCGCCTGATGAGCTGAACAAAGGCCTGAATATGTCATCCACCAACGTCGCGAAAGGCGTGGCGTGGATTGACAAGCGGCTGGTGGGCGAAGACGTCGACGAGCCGGAAGAGATTCAAATAGACGGTGTTACGCAGGGCCAGTTGAACATTGTTCCGGGAATATGCTCGGAAGTTATCCCTGGACCGGCTGATAGCGCCATTTTCAATACCGGTGACGATGAGTTGTCGATCGGCCAGAAAATGGAAAGTCAGGATGTCGAATGGCTTGAAGCCAATAAGAAGCCTGGCTCGCGAGTAAACGGGGCCTCGGTATTCGCTGACATGCTTGAGGCTGTAGTTGAAGGTAAGAAGCTGGAATCTGGCATACCTGAGAAGCCTGCCTTTTACGTGTTTGAGCATTGCCGAGGATGGATTAGCCGCATACCCGTGCTGGTTCGCGACAGCAAAAACCCAGATGACGTAGATACCCAGCAGGAAGACCACGACTGGGATGCTACCCGCTACCGAGTACTGCATTCACCAAAGAAAATCACCGGCATGTTGGTGCGCTCGCGCTGACGGAGGAAACCGTGAACGAAAGCGAAATGAACAAACAATTTGCCGCAAATGCCAGCCTCGATCGTGATCGTATGCGCTACGTTAACGCTCTGTTTAATGGCACCAGTAATACGAAACGCCAGCGACTGTACCAGGAGTTTGGCTATCCACTGAATCTGAGCTTCGACGACTTTTTCCGAGCCTACAGCCGCAATGCTATTGCTAACGCTGCGGTTAACCGGATGGTCGATGGCTGCTGGGAGGACTTCCCGGATGTCTACGAAGGTGACCAGACGAAGGATGCCACCCAGCAAACGGACTGGGATAAGCGCGTAAACAAACTGCTAAAGCGTTGCTGGAAACAGATAAAGGGCGCTGACAAACGCAACCTAGTGGGGCGCTACTCTGCGCTGCTGATTCAGGTAAAGGATAACCGGACCTGGGATAAACCGGTCGATAAGATAGTTACTGCCAGGCAGAAGGAAAAGGCGTTAGTTAAGTTGATCCCTGTGTGGGAGGCACAGATTGAGCCTGTCACTTACAACGAAGACCAGAGCAGCGAGAACTATGGTGACGTCACCATGTACTCGTTTACTGAAATCCCAGTACAACAGCAGGCAGGCGGGCAGCCCGGACGCATCATTAACGTCCACCCTGACCGCGTAATTATCCTCGCTGAAGGGTCAGACGATGGACGCCTCTACTCTGGCGAATCAATGCTTGCTGCTGGCTTCCATAAAATCATGGACAGCGAAAAGGTCTCCGGCGGTGCGGCTGAAGGTTTCTTCAAAAACGCCAGCCGCCAGCTCAACTTCAACTTCAGCGCCAAAACAAACTTCTCAGCACTGGCTAAGGCTCTTGGTGTTTCAGAATCTCAGCTATCCGAAGCCCTTGATGGGCAGGTGCGACGCCTTAACGATAGCTCTGATAGCGCTGTGATGATGCAGGAGGGCGATGTTAGTGTGTTATCGGTTGCAGCGGCGGACCCAGAACCAACGTGGCGAACCATTCTGAATGAGTTTTGCGCCACCGTGCCGATCCCTGTCAAAGTACTGGTCGGCATGCAGACGGGCGAGCGGGCCAGTAGCGAGGATGCGAAAGACTGGGCCAAAACCAGAATGAGCCGGCGAACCGGCTTCCTGACAGACCTGATAACGGACATCGTTACCCGATTCTGGGAGTTTGGCTTCATTCCTCCAGCGGCAGGCGAGGAAATCACCGTCGGATGGTCCGATCTACTGGCACCGAGCCAGGCAGAGAAGATTGCCAACATGGACAAGCTCGCGGACGTGGCCGTGAAGTCGACGAACGCGTTTGGCCGCTCAGCTATCACAGAAAATGAGATACGCGCGGCGGGCGAACTGCAAGCTCTGCCTGAACTTGATGACGAGGTGCCGCCAGATGGCAACAAGCCAAAGCCTGACCCACTGGCCGACCCAGAATCAGAAGCCGAAAAGTCCGGTGATACCGCGGTCGAAAGTTGATCCCACAATGTCGCGCAAGTCCGTCAGCAGGATGGAGCGCGACATTGAGGATAGGTATTACGCGATAAAGGTAGCGCTGAAAGCTCTGTTCGACCAGCGCCTGACCGGGCGAGAGCGTGAGGTAAATAGCCATAACTGGCACTTCCTGTGCCACGACCACGGCGCTGACATGCGGCTCTACCAGGTCAACGCTGGCAAGTTCATCTACGACATGTCGGCGCAGGAACTGGCTGACCTGCTGGAGGCGGTGCAGGGCATTCTCGATGACTATCTGCTGGAAGGCGGAGAGCAAAACCTGTGGGCGATGGATTACGTCGTCGCAGAAGCACAGCGTGGCACGCTGGAAGCATTCAATAACCTCTCGCAGCAGTCACAGGCGTACGCCAGCCAGACTACGCTACAGCAGCTTTTAAGCAGCCCCGCTTATCTGAACCAGATATCAGCGGCCAGGCTGACAACGTTCAGTGACTGGAAGGTCATCAGCGATACAGCCCGCGGCGACCTGGCCAACATCATCACCGATGCGGTAGCGCGCGGGGTGAATCCTCGCGAGACGGCCAGCGTCATAAGCAAGCGCCTCGATGTGTCGATGTCCAAGGCCAAGACCATCGCTCAGACTGAGCAGGTCGGCGCGCTGCGGCAGGCGCAATGGAACGAAACGGACTGGGCGGCTGACCGGCTGGGGCTGAATACCGGCTTGCTGTGGTTGTCAGCGCTCAAGCCGACGACGCGCACCTGGCACGCCAGCCGTCACGGGAAGGTCTATACCACCGAAGAGGTGCGGGACTTCTACGCAGAGAACGGCAATCGGTACAACTGCTATTGCAGCCAGATACCGGCGCTGCTCAACGACGACGGCAGCATCTTCAACGAAGGGCTATCGGATAAGCTGAAAAAAGAACGTAAAGATTGGGGGAAAAATGGCGATAATAATCCTTGATATATATGAGGATTAAAAATGAGCCAAAATATTAAAGAAGTTAAATTTGAGTGGAAAGAAATATTCAAGACAGACCTGGATATTGCTTATCGTGTGACGTGCAAAATTTCGGGGGACGACGGCAGGGCTGTAGAGACTAGTGAAATAGTGAAGGTAAATAAAGTAGCTCCTATGTTTCTTTCTCAAGAAAACTCTCCTTCATTGTCGAAAGCTGCCGAAGCTTCTGCATATAACAGCGCTGTTGAATTGTATAAGGCATCTGGAAGTGTGCAGTAAGTAAAAAATTATGCTCATCAAACCCGCTTCGGCGGGTTTTTTATTGCCCTGACAAAGCAGGAGAGGGGATGAAACTCTCAAGTATTCATGTAAAAAGCCTCGCAATCAACGCCTCCAATATCTCAACGACCGCTATCAACGGCCAGGAGCACTACGTCATTCGTGGTGCGGTACCGATCGTCGATGACATCGTGATGAATGGCGGGCTGTACCCGGCGGAGGAGATTAACAACAGCTACCAGACGATGGAGCGCAAGTTAATGCCGATTGGCCACCCGATGGTGAACGGCAAATACGTCAGCGCCAACGATCCGCAGGCGGTCAACGACTACTACGCCGGGGCATGGGCTCAGAACGTCAGCAAGGCCAACGACAAGGTCGTGATGGACGTTTACGTCAATAAGGCTGTGGCAGACACCAAGCCTGACGGTAAGCGCCTTATTCAGCGACTGGACGACATGATTTCCGGCAATAACGCCGACCCGATTCATGTCTCTACCGGTCTGCTGCTGAACAAAGAGCAAAAGACAGGTGAGTCGAAGCAGAAGAAATACTCCTGGGTCGCTCACAACATGCAGTTTGACCACATTGCGATCCTGCTCGACGAGCCCGGTGCTGGTACGCCTGAAGAAGGTGTCGGCATGTTTGTCAACTCTGACGGGCAAGAGGCTGATGTTGAATCGACGAGCCTCATCGATGCAGCCAACAGCATGAAAGACGGCTGGTGGAACAAAGTGAAGTTCTTCATCAGCAACGCTTCAGAGATGTCCTTCGACGACATCTACCAGGCGCTGCGCATGTCCATCAAGCAGGACGACAAAAAGTGGCGCTACGTCGTCAGTGTCTGGCCTGACCATTTCGTTTACGAAGAGGATGGCGACAATGCCAAGCCGAAGCTCTTCGACCAGAAGTACCTAATCTCTGACAAGGTCGTAACGCTTGTCGGCGATCCAGTAGAAGTCGTGCGCAAACCAACTGAGTACGAAGTCAAAACCAACGGAGAAACAAACCCGATGAAAGAGAAGATGATCGCCGCGCTCAATGCCGCAGGCGTTAAAACCGAGGGGCTGACCGACGATCAGGTCTGGGATGCCTACAACCAGCAGATGCAGAAAAAAGAAGGCGGCGGCGATCCTGACCAGGCTCAGATTAACTCTGATGTGATCACCGCGGCTGTTAATGCGGCGCTCACCCCGCTGAACGAAAAGCTGAGCAAGCTGGAAACTCAGTTGCAGGCGAACGCTGAAAGCGAACTGAAGACCAAGCGCGATGCGGTTAAAGCGAAATTCTCGTTCTTGACCGAAGCAGCGGTTAACTCCCTGTCCGGTGACGCGCTGAACGACCTGTACTCACAGTGCCAAACCAGCACCGGTCTGAACCCTGCATTCCAGGGGAATGGCGCTCAGAGTGAAATCCTTAACATGGAGGCACCTGAATAATGGCTCTCGCACCTCGTTTCCATACCGTAATCGCGGGCCCGGCCCGTAAGAATGACCCTCAGGTAATTGAGGCGATCTGCAAAGTCGCCATTCTCCCTGGCTCTCTTGTTGAACTTGATGCAAGTGGGCAATTCATTTATCACGCCACTGCTGGCGGCCCTGGTGTGGCGCTTGCCATGCAGCACAACTATATCGGCGGCGGCGATATCCGAGACGCGGTTCCCGCTGGTGATACTGGCGCGGCGATCATGTGTGAAGACGATGTTGACTACCACATGCGCGTCAAAGCCGGGGAAGTGCTGCTGGAAAATGAAGGACTGGTTTCTGCCGGTGACGGCACGCTGGCCAAGTCAACCACACCAGCCACCGACCAGGTCCTATTTTATTCACGCGAAAAAATCACCGTTGGCGCTGAAGCTCAACTCGTGAAAGTTCGCAAATCAGGGAAAGCAACCGCATGAGCATGATCGTATTCAACAAAAAGCTGATCACCGAGCACAACCAGGTGAAGCAGGCATGGAATCAACTGCTTATGCAGCGTGAGTCCTTCAACATCAACCAGAACACTATTTCCGCCCAGTATGGCGGCGCGCTGGAAGTTAACCAGGCCGCGCTGATCTCCAAAGACTACTGGCGTGAAGTGGACAACATCACCACCCGAGTCTTCCGTAATGACGAAGGCAACGGCCTGCTGGATGATCTGCTCGGTCTCGGTACGCCGATCTCTATCGGTAAAACAGCGGCGCTGTATCGCGTTTCCAGTGATGCTGGTAAGGTTCATCGCACACTGACGGGCCACGTTCCGGAAGAACTGGATAAAGTCATCTACGACGAAGCTGGTGACCCAATCCCGATCTTCAACACCGGCTACAGCCGTGAATGGCGTGAGTGGAACGGCATGCAGTCGGAAAACCTCGATGCGATGGCTGACGATCAGGAAGCGCACGTTGCGGCTATCCGTGAAGACATGGCTGACTACATGTTGTCAGGCGATGCGAAAGTGAAGGTGAAAGGCTATGTTGGCGCAGGTATCACCAACCACGCCAACACCAACCAGGTGGATCTGAGTGCATCCGGTCTGAATATTGACCTGACCACCTCAACTCCTGATGAATCAGTGGCATTCTTCACCGGCCCGTTCGCCAAACTTCTGGATGATAACTACGTGCAGGAGAAGGTTAAGCTATGGGCATCGCCTGACATTATGCGCAACCTGAACCGACCATATTCAGATGCTGCCGGCTTCAAAGAAGGCACGGTGCTGGAATACATTCTGCGCTACGGCCGCATCGAGTCGTTCAACCAGACCTTTAAGCTGACCGGTAACCACTTCATTGCCTACGTACGCAATTCGCAGTACATCAAGACGCGCATCGCCGCGCCAGTGGGTACCTTCATGATCCCGCGTCAGAATCCGTTCGACAACTACAACACTCTGGTCTGGAGTGCTGTCGGTCTTCAAATCAAGCGCGATTTCAACGGTCGCTCTAAAGTGTTCAACGCACAGGGTTAAGGGGCTTCGGCCCCTTCTCTACGGGAGAGAGCATGAAAAAGTTAAAGGTCGAGAAGACTGGCTGCTGGGGAACAATTAACGGCGTATTCCAGCAACTGCCAGTAGGTCATGAGTTTGTTGCGATTGACGTTCCACCGGCTTTCGCTGGTCGCGTATCGGTGGTGGGCGATGTCGAAGAGCAAGAGCTTGAAGTTGCCACGCCTAGCGCTGACGATAAAACCGCAGAGCAGGCTGACACCTCCGCTAAATCGAAAAAGGCGAAATAACCATGGCTGACCCAATCACAGCGGCAGACGTGCAGGCGTTCCTCGGTGAATTGGGTTACTCCATCCCGGGCGCGCTGCTGGATCCGATCCTCTGCGTGGTGAACAAGATTATTCCGTGCCTCGATGGTGCTGGGTATGACGAGTGCACCGCGAAGCTGATCCTGATGTATGCCGCAGCGCTTATGGCTACGTCGTCCGGCGCACGCCGCATCAAATCGCAGGGTGCGCCGTCTGGTGCGTCCCGCTCGTTTGAATATGGCGACGACAGCACCACCTGGCTTCGCGACTCACTGGCCCGGCTCGATACCAGCGGTTGCACCAGTGAGTTACCGATCAGCGCTGGTAACAGTGTCGGGTTGTTCATGGTGGTAGGGGGCTGTTGATGACGTACAAATCAGTTAAGCACGGGCTGCCGCGTTCGTTCACCCGCGTCTGGGTGATGACTGACACGGGGCGGGAAACTACCGGCTACGTAAAATCGGACGGCGATTGGTTCATCAACTGCCCGCGCATCCGGGCGACTGGCGCGAAGGTTTTGAGGTGGAAAGAATGAAGCGAGGCGGGTTACTGAAAAACAGCCGGCTTTATCGAGTTGGCGAAGTCGCCATGGACTCTGGCATCCCACCAAATGCCATTAAGCGCAGTGAGCAACTTAAAGGCCAGTGTGGAAACGTGACTGTTGTCCTGCGCTGGAAGGAGGGCTGATGTCATCGGTAGCGAACTGGAGCTACACCGCCACGGCGACCATCTGGCGCAAACTGGAAGGAAATGACGAATACGGCGATCCGCTTGGCTATGCCGAACCTGAGCAAATCCCTTGTGATTACGAGGGCGGGCTCAGCAAGAAATTAGCCAGCCTGGGCGCTGAAATCGTCGTTAAGAACACCGTCTGGACAGAGTTCGCGCTGGCGGCCGCGGGGGATTACCTGCTGATTGGTGTATCGACTGAAGCGGACCCGGTTGTGGCCGGTGCCGACGAGGTGCGGCAGGTTATCCGTTATGCCGACACGTTCGAGCGCCTGGCGGATGATTACGCCATCCTGACGGGAGTGTAGCCATGGGCATAAAAGTGAAGGGCATCAGCCAGGCGAAGAAGCACTTGAACGATGTCATCAACGACGTTAAGGGCCGTAAGGTAATTCGCGCGTTGCAGTCGGCGATGATGCTTATCGGTACCCGGGCGGCCTATTACACCCCGATCGACAGCTCAACGCTGATTAACAGCCAGTTTCGGGAAATCGATGCTGCCGGCGTGCTCATCACCGGAAGAGTCGGTTACTCGGCCAACTATGCCGCGTACGTGCATGAAGCGTCAGGCAAACTGAAAGGTCAGCCGCGCGCGCACTTCGGTATAACCAGCAACCGATCTGCGTTCGGTCCGCAGAAACCGAAAGAGTTCGGCGGCGGTACCGGAAAGGGCAACTACTGGGATCCGCATGGTGAGCCTCAGTTCCTTACCAAAGGCGCTAATGACGAGCGTGATAATGTTGACGCGGTGATGCGCAAGGAGATGTCGCTATGACACCGATGATGCATGAGCGGGTTCGCAACATGTTCGGTGACGCCGGGCTAACTACCGGTTTCACAGTGCAGCAGCTGATGTACGACGACCCGGGAGACCTGTCGAAGGCGATCATGGTATTCAGGCCAAACGGCGGGTCAAATATCCGCACCGATCTCGGTTCTGAGTATCACGTCCTGGTCGACGTCGTCGGCGCGAAGGACAAGCGCAAAGACGCGCTCAATGCTGTGCAGCGCATCGTAGATTACGTCCAGGCCAACCCCATGGCTGACGAGTGTGTCGGCTACATCCAGAACATGGGCGCAATCCCTGCGCCGGTGCTCACAGAAGAAGGGCGAATAGTCTTCCGATTGCAATTTGCCTGCACGTTTGGCGACTAGCCATTCCCAACCAAATAACCCGCTCCGGCGGGTTTTCTTTTATACGTCAAAGAGGAGTTTCACATGGCTAATTGCCAGAACTCGAACGAGCGCCTGTTCGGCGGTGCGGTCGTGCTGGAAGTCGCCGATGGCTGCCCGGACGTCAAGCCACTTGAATCTGAGTGGATGGCGCTGGCCGCTGGTACGTCGAAGGGCTTCGACTTCAACCCGAACTCGGTTACCTCTGATGCGGATGACGGCGGCGGCTATGTCGAGACCATCATCACCAACAGTGACTTCACGCTAAGCTTTGAAGGCGAGGTACGTAAGAAGGACAAGCTGGATCAGTACGGCGTCGGCAAATTCATCAAGTATTTCGCTGATGAACTGAAGGCCAAGCGCCAGCCTGGGATCTGGGTGCGCATGGACTACGGCCCGGTCGAATTCGTCGGCTACATGAACATCACGGCGCTGAGCTCTGACGGCGGCACCAACGACATCGTCACGTTCTCCACCGAGTTCAAAGTCGGCGATGCAACCACCATCGAAGTGAACGAACTGACTGCTGTAGCAGTGACTGGCGTAACGGTAACTCCGGCTACCAGCACCGGCACGGCAGGCGGCACCAGTACTTTCACGGTGAACATCGCACCAACCGGCGCAACCAACAAAGACTTCACTGTAGCGACTACCGATGCGACCAAAGCAACGGCCACCGCCTCCGGCAACACCGTTACCGTGACGCGTGTCGCCACCGGCAGCGCGCAGATCATCATCAATACCGAAGACGGCAACTTTGTGGCCGTGCATACGGTTACCGTTACCTAACGGACATTCCAAAGGGCGGCGTGCTGCCCTTGATAATGACCGTTTACTGGAAGGCCTATGACCGCTTTAACCGATATTGGCGAACTATCAATCAGCGACAGCCGCGAAGGCGGGAGAGATTACCTGCTGAGGCCTTCATTCGAGGCCATGACGAGGATCGGCACGCCGGAAGAGATTGTGCAGGCGTACGCCACCATACACGGCAATGACGTTGCACATCTCATTGAGGTGTGCGCTGGCACGCTGGGGCGCTTTCCTGAATGGCTGTCTCCTTCTTTCAACCGCGCCGCTGAGAAACTTTTATCAACGTGCATGCTGGTGCTGCAATCCTGCTGCGATGACGACTTGACGCCAATGATAGGCGAGTGGAAAGGGTGGCGGCACTGCGTCGTATACCGACCGGGAAGATTACCAAAGAACGACATCATCGTGCTGGCGCAGCACCTCATGCAGCACGGCATTGTCGGAAAAGCCAAGGTTCGCCAGTTGCAGCGCCATGAAACAGGAGAGCGCACTACAGAGTTTAAAGCATTCGATTACATCAGCGCGGCGCGCAGCCACTTCGGCATGAACCGCGCCGAAGCCTCTCAGTTAACGATGACCGAATTTCAAATGCTTCTGGCGGCGAAATACCCGGACCAGAAGGGATTCACTCGCGATGAATACGACAGCATCGCCGACGAATACCTGGCTAAACAGGCCGCGCGCAGGGCAAAAGCAAAGCAATAACCGGAGATTAACATGGCAGGTGAGAAGAACGCCGGTAGCATCGTTTATGAAATCAGCGCCGACGTTGAGCCGCTGTTACAAGGCGGCAAACAGGCCATTGATGCTCTGGATAAACTGGATGCTGCGGCCCAGCAGTCAGGAAAGGGGATGGATAACCTCGACGAGAGCACCTCACAAACCGGATCCGCGTTTACAGAACTGGCTGGATATGCCAACTCCATGGACAACCAGCTGCGCAAGCTGAACACCAACGTGAGCGGCATTGCCCGTGCAATGGAAGAGGCCCGAAGCGGTATCGGTGGTGCGAGCAGTGAATTCAGCCGTGCAGAATCAATCATCGAGGCGCTGGGTAACCAGTTGGCTGTGCTGGATGAAGCGCAGGAGAACGGAGCGCGCAGTGCGGCTGTTCTTGCTGCACAGCTCCGCGCCGGGTCGAAAGCGACAGACGAAGAGAAGCAGAAGATCGGCGAGTTGACCGGGCGGCTCTTCGACATGAAAGGTGCCGCTGATACTTCGATGGGCAGCAATAAAGGCTGGAAGTCCAGCATGCAGCAGGCCGGTTACCAGGTGCAAGACTTTATCGTACAGGTCCAGGGTGGGCAGTCTGCATTGGTAGCATTCGCCCAGCAAGGCTCGCAACTCGCTGGCGCGTTTGGTCCGGGCGGCGCGGTAGTTGGCGCAGTGATCGCGTTGAGTTCTGTCATCGCTGGCGTGCTGATTACATCGCTTAATGGTGGAAAGAGCGCCATGGACGCGCTGAAAGATGCAGCTGAAGCGATGGATAAGGTGATCACCATTTCCCAAAATGGCGTGGCCGCACTGTCTGATAAGTACGCGAACCTGGCAAGAACAAACGCCGAGGCAGCAACCATCCTGAGAAATCAGGCAATGATTGAGTACAACGCTGCCATAGCGAAGATCCCTAAATCCATCAATGATGCTTCCAGTTCTATCGTTGGATTCACCGACAAGTTGAAGACTTCTTTCGTTGGTGGTATTGCCTCCATCGATGAATTCAACAAAAACCTTTCTACGGTCGGGGCAACAGCTGACAACTATTCGGCAGCCATGGAGCAAGCAAGGGACGCCGGGGCAAAGTTCACCGTTAACGCCAACGCGATCCAGAACACAGTAACCACGCTTGCGGATAAATTTGGCGTGTCTGAGCAGCGCGCATTCGAGCTAAGCAAGCAACTCTCTGATGTGGCGAACAATCCAACGCCTGAAGCACTACAAAGGCTCGTCCTTGAACTTCAGAGCACAGAGAGTTCGACAAAGTCAGGTGCTGATGCAATAAGGACGTTCCTTGGCCCGCTGACGGAACTCGTTCGAGTAGCTGGCGAGGCCCAGATCAATCTCTCCGGAATGAAAAAAGAGGTCGACAATCTTACCTCAGGGCAGAAGAACCTTATAAAGCAGTCAGAACGCAATCTGGCACTGTCTAAGCTCCAGGGTGAGGCCCGCGCGCGGTTGCAGGCGCAATACGCTGCCGAAGATGCAGGATTTGCTAAGGATGATCCACACACCAAGCAGATGCAGGACGATGCTGCTGCCACGTTCAAAAACACGCAGGCGCAAAAAACACTTCAGTCAGAGCAAAAGAAAGGCGCCTCCCAGGCTGATTCTATTGCTCAAAAACTTGCTAACCTCAAACAGCAGTCAGAGCTCGCTGCCGACTCAACCAATAATCTGAGTCGCGAGCAGGCGATCCTGAATGCGCAGCAGTCTCTTGGAAAAGGAGCCACTAAAGAACAGATCGCGCTGGCTGGGCAGTACGCGGCGGCAAAATGGGATACGGCCAACGCACTCAAAGCACAAGCCGCAGCCGAGAAACTCCTGCCAGAAGCGCGCGAAAACGCAAGCTATAAGCAGGATGTTCAGGATCTGAATACCGCTCTGGCTGCTAAGAAAATCAGTCAGGAGCAGTTCAATCAGACATCTGAAAGACTCGAGGCCACACACCAGGCAAACCTCGCAAAAATCCGCGCGCAGCAGGCGGTGACGCCACAGCAAGAGGCAGTTGCACAGGTTGATCCAGTGCAGCAATTAGCTAATCAGCATGCACAGCAACTGGCCCTTATCCAACAGTTCGAGCAGCAGGGGTTATTAGCTCACCAGAATGCATTAGCCCTTAAAAATGCTGCCGATACGCAGTATGAGCAGCAAAGAACCGCTGCACAATGGGAGCTTCTTAGCCAGCAGAGTCTGGGGTACAGCATGCTGACAAGTGCAGTAGATGCGTTTTCAGGCAATGCATCCAATGCGTTAACCGGGCTGATCACCGGAACGATGTCAGCGCAGGATGCTATGCGTTCACTCGGGAATACGATGCTGAACAGCGTGGTAAATGCGCTAGTCCAGGTTGGGGTTGAGGCTCTCAAAAACTTCATTATCGGTCAGACATTGGGCGCAGCTTCTACCGCTGCTTCTGTCGGTATGGCTACCACGACGGCGGCCGCATGGGCTCCAGCCGCAGCGCTGGCCAGCCTGGCATCCTTTGGCGCAAACTCAGCGCCAGCGATGGCTGGTATTGCATCTACCGTTGGGCTTGCTCAAGGGCTGGCTTTGGCTGGAGCCAGATACAATGGCGGACCTGTGTCAGCGGGAAGCATGTATCAAGTAGGTGAGCGAGGTAAGCCAGAGATTTACCAGGCCAGCACCGGTAAGCAGTACATGATACCGGGCGACAATGGCAAGGTGATTAGCAACAAGGACATGACTTCCGGTGGAGGGGGCGGTGCTCCGATTCTCAACATCTACAACTACTCATCCGCCTCTGTAGATGCTCAGGCTACACAGAACGGTGATGGTTCATGGACGCTTGAGGCATTCATCGCTGACATGAATAACGGCGGCCCGGCAAGCAACGCCATAACCAGTAACATGAACGTTAAACGCACGCCAAGGGGGCAGGGCTGATGCCAATTATCGACTATCCCGACTGGCTGCCACTGGCGCAGAAGGCCAGCAAAAACATGACTCTCGATACCGGGTTCCAGACCGATCAGCCAGCGGTCGGCCCGGCTATTTTCGAGAATCAAACCGACGACCTGAAAGTGACCTGGTCGCTGACGTGGATATTCACGCTGGCGCAGGAGCGCGCATTCCAGCAGTGGTTGCGCAGCCCGAACTATCTCAACCGGGGCCTGAACTGGTTCCGGATGAATATCAACCTGGGCGGCAGCGGTCTGCAACTCCAGGAACTTCACTTCACGCAGATGCCGGTGCAAACCAGTATCGACGGCGGGGTGGTAACCTGGACAGGAACGGTTGTTGCCAACCATCTGTACAACGCTGACGACGAGTTTGACGATATCATTGTTGAACTGCCGCCTCCATGGCCTTCACTGCTGGATATCGTTGTCACGGGTTATCCGGACAACAGGGACCCAGAATCACTGCCGAGGGTGCCGTAATGCCGAGCTTCAGGGAGTATAAGCAGCAACGCCCGACGCGCGGACTCTACGACACCATTACGTTCTACCATCCATCCTTCGGTTACGTCCGCTTGGTAGATAAGCAGTTCTTCCCGAAGACTCTTGGTGGCCAGACGTACACACCCGCCCGTTTTGAAATCGAAGAGAGCCAGCAGAGCGGCACGCCGGTAATCGACGCGACGGTGAAATTAGGGCGGCTGTCGTCTGACATCAAAGCGCTGATGAAGCAGTGGAAGGGGGCGGCCCGGCTAACAGCTATCACGGCCACCCGGCAGATCTTTGACAGCGGCGACGTGTCGGTACCGATTAAGTCCTGGCAGCTTTATGTAAAGACGGTGGATATCGATGCCGACGCCGCATCGGTCACTCTGTCTGTCACCAACCCGCTAAACAACAACATCGGAAGGCTCTATGACCCAACTGAATACACTGGCCTTCAGTACCTCTGATTTTATCAGCAGGATGATCGGCGTGCCGTGGGCTAACCGTGCCTGTTCTTTCGAGAAAGTCGATTGCTGGGGGCTGGTGGTGCTGTATTACCGGCACGTTCTCGGCATTGAGCTGCACCAGACGCCGGACTACGAAGCCGGGGAGGACTTCTTCACCTGTTATCAGAGCGACGTCGTCTTCTGGCGCCAGGTCGATAAACCGGTCGACGGGGGGATATTTGTCGGGTACCGCGGCGCGCAGCCGGCACACGTTGGGCTGGTGCTTAACAGGCAGGCGCTACATTCGCGCGGCGAGAATGGAAGCGTGCGCATGGACTCGTTGCTGGTCATTCAGCGAGCATTCACTAAAGTGGAGTATTTTTCTTATGGCGCTGGTTGAGATATCGAATTTTCCAGGAACGCCTAAGCTGCGTTGCAGGGTGCCAAACGGCACCCTTTTTTATGACTGGCTGGCGGCCAATGACGCTACTTTTCACCGCGATGTGCTGATAGTCCGCAACGGCGTAAAGCTGGGCGACGATGATGAGCTGGCCTTTGAACTGAGCGAGCTGGACCATATCCAGATTTTCGACCAGCCAAAGGGCATTGTCGGCGACATCCTGAGCCCGATTTTTAAAGTCGTTGGCCAAGTGTTTTCGTTTCTGGCGCCGAAGCCGGCAATCGCGAACAACGGCGGTAATACCGTCGACTCGCCGAACAATAGCCTGACCGGTCAGACAAATACCGCTCGCGTTTACAAGGCCAAGCCGGATATCTATGGCCAGATTCGTTCGTTCCCGGATCTGATTCAGGAGTCGGTATTCGAATATGTACACCAGACTTCCACAGACGGCGGCCTGAAGTACGTCACTGAATGGATGTGCATCGGGATTGGCAAGTACGACTACGAGTCCGTGCGCTACTCAGAATCCAGTCTGGGCTCTCTGGCCGGCGCCGAGTTCCAGTTCTTCCAGCCAGGCGAATTAATCCCGCAGATCGTCGAAGGTTACGGGTTTGATGACGTCGACGGGCAGGAGGTCCCCGGGCAGAACGAAGCCAGCGACTTCCCGATCGAAACAGCAACGGCAAACACGGTTGTCAGCGGAACGTATTCCGGCGGACAGATAGCGATGAAAATCGTTAAGCAGGCAGAGTTCGACTATTTCATGGGGCTGGTTCTGCCGCACGCGGTTACCTTCACCATCAACGTGACGTACAGCACCGCCTCAGGCAGCGTCACTACTGACGCGACATTCTCCGGTACGCTGATTTCCGCCGTTGAAACAAACGACGGCGCTGTGGTTAACCCGGTGCGCTGGTACACGTTCACGATGAACCAGCTCGAAGGACCGCAGGACATCCCAGCGAATGCCACGATCAACACCGCGAAATTCATCCTCAACGATAACGAGGCGCTGGTGGTTGGGCCGTTCTTTTCCCCGGTCGAGTCAACGCAGCTGTGGCTGCATACACAGTCCAGCCTCGGCGGCAAGAAAGAGACCAACTGGAAGGTTGTCATCTGGAAAATCGACGACGACTACAACCAGGTGCCGGGAACGCAGCAGACGTTTACGTACCGGCAGACGACGCCGCACCAGTCGACGAGTGAGGTGTTTTATCGCACTGACAAGATCACTCCGACCGGCGGGTTCGGGAAATACGCGGTCAGCTTCCAGCGCACGGATAACTCCGGTGACGCGTCACTGCTCAAGGTCGAAGAGATCCACAGCATCAACATCAGGACAAACGTCGTTCACCCTACCGACACGCTTGTGCGAGTAAAAGTCAGGGCGACAGAGAACGCTCTTGGCAGCCGCGAGCGCAAATATAACGCACTGGTGACGCGCCACACCATTACGTACGATCTGGACACGCAGACGGTTGATTACACCCTGAGGCCGTCGCGCTCGTTCGCTGATGCAGTGGCTCACACCTGGCTGATTATGGGCGAGCAGCCGGTAAGCAGCATTGACCTTTACGGTCTGTACTCTATTGCTGAAAGCCTGCCTGACGAGCGTCTTGGCTACTTCGACTACACGTTCGACGACGAGAACGACTCGCTTGGCGACCGGGTGCAGGCGATCTGCAATGCGGCGTCGGTGGTGGCGTACTGGGATGACGGCGTGCTGACCTTCACTCGCGACCAGAAGGTTGACTATCCGGCTGCCGTATTCAACCGGGCCAACATGAAGACGGACGAGTACAAAATGACGTACGAGGCCACTCTTCCTGGCGGCTACGACGGTGTGCAGGTGTCCTATGTTCACCCAACCACGAACAATAAGACGTACATCAACTACCGCGTGCTGAACGGCGTAATCGTCGAGCAGGAAGCGGAAAACCCAAACAAGCTGGAGATCGTCGGCTTCCGTAATGAGTATCAGGCCCGAGAACGAGCTCTGCGAGAAACCAAGCGCCTGATCTACTCGCGCGTGAAGATGAACGCCAAAGTGTTTGAGGACGGCATTATCCAGGTCGGTAGCGTCATTCAGATGCCCGACATCTACGACAGCAACCAGCAACAGGGTTACATCACCGGGCGCGCCGGTAATAACTTTGATACCAGCGAGCCGATCACGTTTACCGGTTCGATGTATGTGCTGGTGACAGACAGCCTGGGTAACCCGACGCTGCGCTATCCAGCGGCGGCGCGTGGCGACACGAAGTACGGATTCACCGCAGTAATACCCGATATTCAGCTCAACATCTGGAACGGTGACACTGTGCAGCTACCGTCGCGCTATCTGATCGCGACAGTTGAAGAACTGGACAGCCAGCTATGGACAGTCAACAGCATCAAACCGAACACAGATAACACTGTATCTCTGACAGTCGCGGAATACAGCGACGCCATCTACGAATAAAAACCGCCCCCCGACAAACCTAACCCGGCCATCGCGCCGGGTTTTTTTATGGAATAAATATGGCCACTACACCTACTAATCTGCCAGTACCGAGCGAATCTCCGCGTGATCTGAAGTTTAACGCAGGCAAAATCGACGAGTTCGTTACGTCAGAAAATCATGTTTATGTTGACAGGTTCGGCGATGAACATCGTACAATTGCGGGAATAAATTACGATGCGAATCAGGCAATTCTTAATTATGGCTATATCACGAAGGATTCTTTTGAAGATGGCAGCACCATTAGCCTTGCTAACGAGTGCCTGCGCTGGAAGAGCAACGGGGAATATTACAGATGGGACGGAATCCTCCCCAAAGTAGTTCCCCCAGGATCTACTCCCGATAGCACTGGTGGTATTGGTGACGGGAAGTGGGTTAGTGTTGGGGATGCCGCTTTAAGGACAGAGCTAAGCAACGGTAAATACCGCAGTGACGCATTAGCTGTAAAATATGTTCCAGGGGTCGTCATTGATAGCACGACAGATAACCGCGCAGCAGTATACGCTTACACAGGACAAATTTATGTCCCGAAGGGTGTCCAGCTACGCTGTAATTTCCTGCCAGATGATGATGTAACCAAATTCACCGGTGAAGGAAAAATTCTTACTCGCGACCCATGGGGTAACGAGCATGTGTTTGACGTTTCACTGGCAACTCATGGCAGCAAATACACTGCATTCAACGTAATAAACCAGTTCGCTCGCCGCAATACGCGATGTCGTGTTGGTATCGTTGGTGACTCCATCACAGACGGTGCATACGGAACCGGATGGGTAGCCAACCCAACGGATTCAAACGGGGACCTGTCCTCGACTAATTATGACCACAATAGCAATGGTGGCGCAGGTTCATGGTTCCGTACTTTCACTGACTGGCTTAACCGGTTTACAAAAAATGGCGCCTACATATTTAAGGCAGAAAACTGTGCATCGTCAGGTAAACGTCTCATTGATGGCTGGGCGAACCGTAACTTTGACCATGGTTTTTTCAAAAACACTGCATACGGGAATGTTCCGCCAGACGTTTGCTTCATGTCCATGGGCGTTAACGATAACGGGCAACTGGATACGTTAGGGTTCGATCAGTATTTGTTCCGCTTTGAGCAGTTTATTCGCAAGGCTTGGGGTTATGGATGTGCTGTCTGCGTTGTTTCAATGAACCAGAATGGCTCACAGTGGGCGGCGCTAGAAGCATCAATCAAGAAGCATATTGAACGCCTGTTCCCTGCGGTCGAGTTCCTTGATCTGTCTCAGCCAGTAACTGAGATGTACAGAGACCTCGGAAGCTATACGCTTGAATATATTGCGCGGCGCCCGACAGATGGCACTTTTGATAACACGCATTTTGCTCCTCTGGGCCATCAATATATCGGCGCATATGCAGCAAGGGCTGTTATGCCGTATAGAGTCCACACTGCGAAAAAAGGGAATAACTTCGTACCAACAGTGGATAATGATATCCAGCCATTTGGTTACCCGTCTGGTAGCACGTACGGCGTTGGTATGGAGCGGTTGAGTGGAAACACTTATCTTAATGGTTTAACTGGCTGGGGCGTGGTTTCCCCAGCTACTGAAAATTTAACCATACGATATTTTGTCTGGTGTGATACTTCTGATATATCAATGGTTATTTTTGAACCGTATAACCCAACATATGTTGCAGCAGGTCGCGCTAACTCCGTCTCTATCCGACAACAAGATATCCGTAATGCAGCATTCTTTTCGGGTAATATCGCGAGTAATGGCGTCTCATCGTTTGCGAACAAACTAACCACTCGAACCGGAATACTTAAAAAAGGACTGAATCAGATTGAGATTATTTACGATGGCACACCGTCAAAAGTATATCCTCCCGCTCTGTTATTCAGAGGAGAGCTGAACGAATCATGTTCTCAGAACGCCTCTGTATTCCTGGCTGCAAATGCGATAAAGGGTGTTTACGGGCAGGTAAGAGATAAAGCAGATCTCTTATTAGCATATGGTGCAGAAACAGCAAATGATGAAGCGCCGGATATGTATGGTGCTACTAAAGCATCAAATGTTCAAAATGTTGTCCTGTCTGCTTTGCCTGTTGATTGTGGTGTTGTTTTTTATTACAAACCCACGTCTCAAAGTGGAGTTGTTGCCAAGCGAGTGGCGACTGGCATTGAGATCTCGACGATGCTTTTCGGCGCACTTACTGTTGTCGGCACATTGACTTGCGATGTGACAGGTGAGGTCATGCTCACAGCTGGCCTGGCAGGTTCAGTACCTACAATAACAGTTAAACCCACTACTGGCGGCACTGTTCAACAGGCTGTTTCTGGATACTCTGGTGGTAAGATCGCTTTAATAAACAAAGGAATCACAAGTCAGACAGTTTCTGTTAAAAATACCGCTCAGTACATTGTATAAAAATGGCCCGCAAGGGCCATTTCTTTAATGTGCTGTAGTAAATTTATTTCTCGCCATAAATAACTTTAACCAATATTATTTTGAGGCGGGGATAGGTTCTACTTAAATGAAATTAACGCATCATTACCTGATACCCATATCTTATAATATTTCCGTTCAATAACAGGCTTTGTCGTATGTGATACTAAAGTTATGCTTTTATTGTTCTCGCTATAACCATACTTAGTATCTCTTAGATAATAATTCAAACGTACATAACCAAAGAAGGAATTGCTACCCAAATATGTCTGACTAAGCATCATAACCACTGGGAATCTTCTATTGATATTGCTTACCTCCTGTGGGTAATAAACTCTTCCTTCTGTATAGATGTTTTTAACATCGTGAAATCTCTCACTCGTTAAATCATTCATTACAAGAGTGGATATATTGTTCTCATGATTCATCTGGTAACGTATAGAATTAAGTGTTGCGGCATAGATGGTGAGGTTGTATGCAATCAGAAATAAAAAAATAGCTTTTCTAAATATTGTATTCTTAGCGAATAGAATCACTGCCATGAAAATTGCAAACGAGGTTCCTATTAGCGTCCGAATATTAAACACAGGGCTCTCAAGTAATGAGAGGTGCAAGAATATAAATGATGGGCATAATATCGCCAATGCAAGTGCTAATAACTTTCTGATAGCAGTAATTTTATCTCCTGGTGAAATAACTATATATAGCACATATAAAATTGATGCTGCATAAATTATCCATGCCATTGGATATGACATGTTTATCATGCTTAAATACTTCGCAGAATTAGACAGCCAAGCATCAATGGAAGCGTGGCTAAAACTCAGTAATCTACTATGGGTATCATTATACCCGCCAGATGTAAACTGTTTTGATATTAAAGATGCTGATGCTATTGCCAAAATTGATATAATAGCTGAACCAATTATATACCGCACGGCAGAACGGCATTTATCAAAAGATAAAAAAATGCACCGGTAACATGTAAGGATAATGAATATTGATATTGATGCTTGATATGAAAGCATAGATAAAATTATCAACACAAAGGCTAGTGCGTATGATTTAAATGAATTATTACCGAGTGCATAAAAAGCAGATATGGCAGTAAGGATAGAAAATGCCATAGATACAGAATCATATTTAAATAAAATCATAGGTAGGTATGTTGGAGCTGTAAATATAAACACAGCAGGTAAAATACCCAATTTGTAACCTGTATGTCTCTCAAGGCTAACCTTTAACAAGCAAGCAGACGCAGCTATTAATGCAACCGAAATGATTTGAGGTATTGGAGAGATATCTACGACATCACCAAACCACATAGTCATCCATAATATTATAGCTGCAACAGGCCTTCCATTTGCATCTAGCCCATTATACCCATATAAACTTCTTCCATAATCATCTATGTAATTATATGAGTTTACTAATATTGGGGAAAATAATGCCAAAAGGATAATAAATAACTTTACATAGTCATCAAAACAATATTTTGAACTAAGATGTTTCATTTTCTTCCCTTCAGCACATAACGAGGTCTATTTTTCACTTCTACGTAAATCCTACCGATATACTCACCAAGGACTCCAATTCCTATCAACTGTATTCCTCCCAAGAAAAGTATTGAAACAAGCAGGGAAGGATATCCGCGGACAGCATTCCCAAAAAAGATGGTATCCAAAATCATCCATGCCCCATACAGGAACGCAGCACCGGCAACAAACAGGCCGATGTACGTCCACATGCGAAGCGGGAAAGTAGAGAAGCTGGTAATCCCCTCCATGGCAAGGTTCCACAGTTTCCAGCCATTAAATTTCGTGCTGCCGGCCACTCGCTCTGCCCTGGCATACTCAACAACATCGGTTCGCCCGCCAACCCAACTCAGCACACCCTTCATAAACAGGTTGCGTTCTGGCATTAGCTTAATGTTTTCCACTACCTCGCGAGACATCAGACGGAAGTCGCCAACGTTTTCTTCGATCTTTGGATTGCTGATTTTGTTGTGCAGCTTATAGAACCATTCAGCGGTCTTGCGCTTCAGTCTGCCATCTGTAGAGCGATCAGAGCGTTTAGCGAGAACCATATCAGCACCGGCCTGCCATTTCTCGATAAGGTGAGGAATGACTTCGATAGGGTCCTGCAAGTCTACGTCAATCGGGATAATTGCTTCACCGGTCGCGTGGTCAAGGCCGGCGAACAGAGCAGGCTCTTTACCAAAGTTACGAGTAAATGACAGTGGGACCACAAGCGGATCGGCAACAGCAATCGCATTAATTATTGACTCTGTAGCATCTTTGCTGCCGTCATTGATGAAGACTATCTCAACTTCGTGTTGCTGAAGCCCTTCAAATTCCCGAACGGTTTTGTAGAAGATAGGAATTGCTTCCTCTTCATTAAATACCGGAACGACCAGAGAAATTTTCATTTCGCATCCCTAAAGACAATGAACTTTGAATAAATGAAACCGCACACCAAACTGATGGCGGAGAACACGACTAATGTGATGATAGGGGCCATACCGGACTTATCAGCAGCCCAACCAACAGCAGCGCTCAAGGTTCCCATGAATCCTACGTAAAGCATGTAGCGCATAGTGGTTGTCGAGGACTTAAACGTGAACCTGGCGTTTGCAAAGAAGCTGAACGACACCGCCACGACGAATCCGGCAAAGTTGCCAAGTGCCTGGCCTGTATGAAATGCGCAGATGCAAACGGCAAACACAACCCAGTGAATGAGCGTATTGATAACACCTATTGATGTGTACTTGGCGAATAACTTTAACATGATAAAAATCAGTGAATTCTGAAAGTTCTGAAGTGTAGCACCACAAAGACTATTGATCGATACTGCCGATCGATAATACTGTATGCATATACAGTAACTATCGGAGGTGAGTTATGGGATTCCCGAGTCCAGCTGCTGATTACGTTGAATCGCGCCTGTCTCTTGATGAGGCGCTTATCCAGAAACCTGCTGCTACGTACTACATGCGAGCGGGTGAGACCATCTACCGCTGCGGCATCATGAAGGATGCACTCTTGGTCATCGATTCGTCGCTTAAGCCATGTGACGGCTCGCTGCTTATCTGTGACTGCAACGGTGAGTTTAAAGTAAAGAGGTATCGCACATACCCTCAGCCGCATCTTGAGAATGTGGCTAACGGGAAAAAGGAGAGGCTACCTGGCAATGACGAGGGTATTAGCGGATCGCTACCAATATTCGGGGTAATTACGTACATTATCAACGATGCGCGAACGGGTTAGTTTGATGATTGCCAGGTGATGTAGAAAGGAAATTACACGGCTATACCATGAGGCATGGCTGTGTACTCTCTGTGTCACAGATGTGTCATGCATTGCAGAGTCACGACGAAACTCAGAGGCTTATAACGACACGTAATGACACAAATCCGGTGCGAGCGCGGAAAAACTAATGATATTACAGTGTGTTAAATAGTACTCTACGTTCTTCTAAGCCGTAGGTCGTAGGTTCGAATCCTACAGGGCGTGCCATTAAATTTCAGTAACTTACGCCAGTTTCAAACCAGCCTGATTTTCTCCTTGTGTCGTATTTGTGTCATGGTTGCCAAAAATAGCATCAATTTTACGTGCGTGTTCGCTTAAGTGGTTCGGTGCCAGGTGAGCATAACGACGTACCATTTCGATGGATTCCCAGCCGCCCATTTCCTGAAGAACGGACAACGGAACGCCGGACTGAATTAACCAGCTCGCCCAGGTATGCCGGAGGTCATGAAAACGGAAGTCTTCTATACCCGCTCTTTCCAGTCCAATGCGCCAGGCGACATTGTCATCCACTCGCATTTTGCGGACAGCCGGAGTGACGGTTTTATCCGGGCGCGTTGATGGCTTCGTGTGAACGAATACCCACCTGGAACTTTTCCCGATCTGATCCCTTAACACCCTGCATGCGGTATCATTCAGAGCCACGCCGATAGCCTTGCCCGCCTTCGCGTTCTCCGGATTTACCCATGCAACCTTTCTCTGCATATCGACCTGCTGCCACTCCAGATCAATGATGTTGGATCGGCGCAGTCCGGTTGCCAGTGCAAATATCACCACCGGCTTTATCGACTCCGGCATGCAGGCAATTAACCGTTCTGCCTCGTCCCTGGTCAGCCATCGGATGCGTTTGCTGATCGGCTTTTTCGTTTTTATAACCGGGGCAGTTTTAATCCAGCCCCAGTCATTTGCCGCAGCCTTGAACAGAGATCGCATGAACGAAAGGTGCTGGCTCTTTGTGGCCTGGCTTACCGGCTTCTCAACATACGGCGGCGGTTCTTTCCCCCGGCGTATTGCTGCGTCCCTGCGCGACTCCCACACCTGAATATGCTTGCGATTGACCATCTTCGAAACTGCTTCGTTTACCTGATCCGCCGTGATGGTCGAAATATCCCGGCCGGAGAAATGCCGAAGGAAGTATTCGATTTTGGTCTTATCGTCATCGAGGGACCGCTTATGCTCTTTCTCGCGGATCCACCTGATGCAACATTCCTCAAACGTCCTCGTTGGCAGTTCCCCGATTTTATCCACCCGCCACGCTTCAGCCTTCAGCTTGTCGTGCAGCTCCTGCGCTTGTTTCTTGTCCCCCGTGCCAAGAGATCGTCTAATTCTTTTCCCTGACGGCGTAACGAAATGACAGTGCCAGACGCCGCCTCTGAGGGTGATTGACATAAAATTTCTCCTCTATGTTCACCCGCGCTCGCGGAAACAGGATCGCGCGGGTCATGTAAATACGCAATACAGGCGACATCGGTCGTGCGGTATTTGTTTCCAATCTTCTTCCCGGCGAGCTGGCCGGAGTCGATGAGACGGTAGACGGTCCTTGGTGAAACCTTCAGGAGCTTTGCCGCCTTTTGTGCAGTGAGTGGCTCTGCTGTAACCATCTCCCCTCCTATGACATCGTTTTATAAAACTGCGGCTGGTCTGGAGTGGCCGCGCGTAATTCGTATTCGTAATGGATCTGATAAGTGCCGCCGTCCCATGCAACATAAACCCGCACCTTATCGTTTTCGGGCTCCAGCAGGCTTTCGACTATCCCCGTCAGTCCGCAGGTCTTCTTCTGGACTAATGCGCCCACATTAAAAGCAGCCATTGCACACCTTCCGGTTCGTGAAGAAATGAGATGAGAGCGCCCAGCGCCATAAGTGCGGCGATGAGCCAGGTCATGGGGTTTGATTGCATGGGGCGCTCCTGCTGTAAAAGTGGTTAGCGGATATCGATGTCAGGGATGATTACGGAAGGTTTGAAGGTGACGCGATAATGGTTCACGCTGGCGTTCGTGCCGCTCAGATCTTCCATGAACCAGGTCACGTTATCTGATAGGCCGAGCATGTGCTTTTTGTAGACGCCCGGCCCGGTCTTGCAGATGACTCCCAGGGTACGATCGGTGCTGGTATTGTCTTTGGAGCAAAGTCCGGTGATCTCCAGCATAAATTCGCCGGTAATGCCGTTATAAAAAACAAAGCGACGCTGAGCTTCGAAATTGTCCGCGGCTTTGCTGACGTTGCGGCTGGCCACATCCGCATCATTCACATCACACGCTGACAGCGCCAGAACAGCCATTAGCAGTAAACCTTTTTTCATTTTGTCACCTGTAAAAAGAACCCGGCGCGGGGCCGGGCAAAAGGGATCACGAGGTGGCGCTTTCGCACCCAATAGCCAGCTCATAACTGGCTATCAGTTGCGTTAATGCATAAGCCCAAGGTCATAATTGAGGTTCTCAAGGCATTCTCGGTCCTGCTCGAAGCAGTAATCCCACAACTCCTGATCGTGCCATTCCCGAACCAGTTGCCACTTCCAGCCGCCGTCATGCTTCACTCGGCGGACCTTTCGCTTAACTATGGCGTCCTGGTCGAAAATCACTCCCCAACCTGAACCAATGCCATTGCGTAGCACATCCAGATCAACCTCGATAACGCGAAAAAGCTTCGGTAGCTTCGGTAACTCTTCAATGCGCATAATTCCTCCTCATGCCGCACGCTGGGCGCGCAGCGATTTAATGTGCTCTGTCGCCTCGAGTTCGGCGCGTATCTGTGCCGCCTCACGGTGATCGAGGTGCTCAAAATCATTGTTAAAACGGTCGATTGAAGCGGTGTTTATCCGGCCCTGTCGCCAGTAGCGGACTATCTGTGATGTGCAGCTGTGTATGATGACGGGCCAACCGTGCTGGTCAGCGTAAATCTGACCCCGCTGAATTAGCTGGAACATTGGGAAGCTCCTGCATTAAGAGGAAGGTAATCATCGCGGCGCGCAGGGGGTTCTTCTGGTAATCAGTACCACACGTCCGGTCCAGGTTTCGTGTATGGCACCAGGTGGTTTGTGGCTCTGTGCTGTGGTCACCGTCAAACTCGATGGAGATTCTGTGCTTGGCGATCAGCTGCCAGGCCACATCGGCGTCATTGCAAAAATCAAGGCGATGTCCGTTCTGGTGAGTAACGAAAACAGAGCCGTCTTTGTTGCGCATTCCAGTTTCTGTACCTCGGCCCCAGCACCATCCATCGCTAACGTATTGGCGGTGGCTAACTTCCTGCGGATCGTCGGTGTAAAATCCCGTGAGGATAAGTTGCTTTATTACCAACTCATTGATTTCATCGTCAGTTAGCATGGTGTAATCCATCACAATCCCCTCTGCTTATTCTTTAGTTCGATAACACCCTGGCACTCCGCGCACGTCTGGCAGCCGGGAACGGCAGCGCGCCGCGGCTCCGGGATGTCTTCGCCGCATTCCGCGCAATACTCTGCTGATACGGCGTTGTGGTCGATGCGGTGAGCGGAAAGGGCAGCGTTACGCTGAAGCTCTTCAATTTCTGATGCGTTATCGATGATGTCGGCCATGGTCAATGCTCCCGAAACTGTCGGTTAATTCGGTTGAAGGTGAACGCCAGCAATAAAAAAGGAGCCTTAAGCTCCTTGGTGATTAGTTCCATCATGGGATGCGCTCCGCGTTGTGTTTGAATGCCCACTTTCGGAAAGCTTTCTTCAGGTCGCCTTTTGTGTAACGCATACCGCGGCGAGGATTGTGCCTGGAGTTACGCGCCCGCTTTTCAATCGCCCCACTGAACAGGCAACCAGTTGCGTCATTCATATTCATGAAGACACTTACGATATTCTTCATCCCATATTGAACGAGCACGACAGGCTTAATCTTCTCTGGGTGTTTCCACGCTTTTTTGTCACTGAACATCGCCATGCGCATATAAGTGCGAAAGTCATTCGATTTATCGCCGGATTTCATTTTGCGGAGATATACCGCGCCTTTCCTGTATTTGCTCATTGTTCGGCTCCAAACCGCCCGTTAAGGCGGCCAGTTTTGACGACGAACTCCAGGAGGCTAACTCCCAGAGCTTCAATTTTCTTGTGATGCTTGTTGATGATGGGAGGCACCGTTTCGTTCCAGTTAGGCTTTGGCTTCTTGCGCATGGCCTGCTGGATTTCCTCGGTGCATCGGCGGCAGGCGGCGCGGATGGCGTTTTCATTTGCTGGTGTCATAAACCCTCCATATAAGCGCGGATGAATTCAGCCGCGGCCTGTGCGTTTATGGCATTGCCGTAGCCTTTGAGTCGGCCGACGCGGTTGCTGCTTGCCACTCTTGCCACCCCGGACTCGACTCGTCCCATGCGCGCGGCAGCCCCATCAACCAGCGGGAATGTGCCGGGTTCAACTGGACGCCATTTTCCATCTCGACATAAGAGCCAGTCCGCATCTCGCCAAAAACCGTTAACCTCAAGGGCCCGCATATGTACGCCTGGCGCGGTAGCTGATCGAGTCTGTCCTTTCCATCCCTCTGCGCAGTCATTCCCGCCGAGTCCTTCCAGTCGCGTGAGGTTGGCGTCACCCACCCTGCAAGCCTTGATGCTCCGCCCAGGGTGGAGCCCCGCTTTGGTGCATTTGCAGCCGCAGCTTGGCCGGCAACCTGATTGTTGTCGATCGTTGTGGGTGTCGGCCAACCTGTCAGGGTTACTGCAGTCTGAATGTTCATTCCTCCCATCCGCCCCGATGTGCCTGCGCCGGTCGTCGATCTGGCTGTTGGCGTAGGCCACCCAGTAGGCCCGCTCTCTGATGTGCGGAGCACCGACGCCCGCTGCCGCAAACGGCACAAGCCCGAAGGCGTATCCCATTCCTTCCAGGTCAGCTTGTACAAGGTCGAACCATGTGTTTGCGTTACCGCTTGCAACCTGTTCGCCAAAGACATGCTGAGGGCGGCGCTCGCTGATGAGGTGGAAGAAGTGGGGCCATAGGTGCCGCTCGTCAGCAAACCCATCTCCTTTGCCAGCCGCGCTGAAAGGCTGGCACGGGCAGGAGCCGGTCCAGACTGGTTTATCGTCAGGCCATCCGGCGAGGCGCAGGGAATGCGACCAGACGCCAATTCCGGCGAAGAAGTGGCACTGCGAGAATCCGCGCAGATCGTCAGGTGTGACATCTTCAATACTCCTTTCATCAACTTCGCCCGGGGCGATATGACCGCCGGCGATCAGGTTGCGCAGCCATTGGGCAGCAAACGGGTCGATTTCGTTGTAATAAGCTGCTGGCGTCATGCGGCCTCCGTCGTCTTTTTGAAAGAGTGAGCAATTCGCGCAGAAGCAATGGTTACGTAATCCGGGTTCAGGTCGATGCCGATGAAGTTAAATCCTTCCTCGATAGCTGCCCTTCCAGTGCTCCCGCTACCCATCCACGGATCAAGCACGGTACCGCCAGATGGAGTAATCAGCCTGCAGAGGTAACTCATCAGAGCGATCGGCTTAACGGTGGGGTGATTGTTCTTCGCACCACTGGTACGCCCGGCACCGGCGCGCGGATCGTTAATGCCGACGCTTCCTTCCTTGCGTCCGCCGGTCATTTCGCTGGCTGACGTCGCAATAAATCTCTCGAGTCCTTCGTCGCGCTCCTTCGGTTTCACTTTTGCGCAGTAGAAGAACCTTGCGGCGCTCTTGCTGCTATCAATACGTGGAGTTGACTCGTGCCGCCGGTCCATTTGCCCATAGCAATTCGCCGCACCCATTTTCGAGCTGGGCTCATTGCCGGTAAGCGCCCCTTGTTGGCCTTTAGCATCCGGAAACGCTGACACTACAACATCGCTTCCGTCGTGAATTATGTTTGCCGGCCAGCGCCCCTCTGGTGCCTGCTCGTAGTCAGCAACAGGTTCGGTACCATCGCGCTGGTGTGAAAGCAGTGCGCCAGCACCGCCATTTAGCGCCTCGTCGGTAGGGATGCGGCAGGCATTGATATTGATCGCCCCGGTACCATGCTCAGCCATGTTCGCCGACACCGTTTTTTTGAAAGGCTTGCGTGCCATGACGATCGGTTCGTGCGCAGGCTTTAGCGCAGTTCCCCAGCCATCAAAATCACCATCAAGATTATGCGACTTGGGGAAGCCGCTGCCGTAAATCCAGAGGATTTGGTCGCGGATTTCGAAACCTGCATCCTCTGCATTAACCACAAGTCGGTGATAGGTTCGCGATCCGCCGAACGCCAGCAGATGTCCGCCAGGCTTGAGAACGCGCAGGCATTCCTGCCACTGCTCGACGGTGGGGACGTCATAATCCCATTTGTGGTTCATAAAGCTCAGCCCGTACGGTGGATCCGTCACGATAGCGTCAACGGAGTTATCCGGCAGAGTTTTCAGAACGTCCTCGCAACGCCCGACGTGGAGTTGATAGGTCATGCCGCCTCCTGCCTTTCCCGATATTCCTCAGCGAGCCGCTGCGCCTTTAATGGATTGCTTACCACTTCACCCCATGGCATTAGCCAGCCTTTACCAATGAAGGGAAGGCACACAGTGCCAACCCTGATTTCGTCGTGAGCGTGAGTCATAGGATGGACTCCATTTCGTCGATGTAGAGGCCCTGAGCAATCAGGCGGCGACGGCGTGCGGCACGCGCTATGCATTCCTGCCGCCTGCCTTCCTGCGACTGCTCAATGGCGCGCCGGGTGAACAACCGCGATTTACCTTGCGGCGTTACAACCTTTGGCTTGCTGGCCAGGCTAAATGTCCGGTCGCAGATGCCGTCCTCGTTGAGCCATTTTTCCGACTCAACGATTTGCGCTATCTGCCCGGTCCCGCGGCTAATGCCGTTGGCGACCCGGTTAAACTCAATGAGCGTTACGCCAAACTTCTCAGCGATTTCGCTGCCAGTTACCGGACGACCCCGCGTCTGAATCATCCAGATAACGCGTTCACGGAGGCCGGAGAATTGCCCGGTTCGCCCGGGCCTGCGATAGAAGGGGGTGCGTTTCATGCTGCACGCTCTGTGATTTTCTGAATTTCAGATTCCAGATCTGCAAGGAAGCTCTTAACCTCAGACTCGATTTCGCGCGCCAGCTCTTCATCGAAATGAATGCGCTTCTTGAAATAGGCGAGGTCAGGCGGCAGGCGATCATCGAAACTAACGAAATCACACCATTTCCGCCCGGTGCACATCATCTGCGCATGCATTTGCAGCATGTACTGGCGCTTTGG